GGTGCACAAGGTGATCAAGGTGATCAAGGTATACAAGGTGAACAAGGTGATCAAGGTATACAAGGTGATCAAGGTATACAAGGTGAACAAGGTGCTCAAGGTTTAAAAGGTGATCAAGGTGATCAAGGTATACAGGGTATACAAGGTGTAAAAGGAGATACAGGTAACCAACATCTAAGTAATGTATCTTCTATTGAAAAAGATACAGATGGATACTTAGTTATTACTTTAAAATCATAGATTTTGGACTATTGTGACTGCATCATTACTTTACGCATAAAGTGCTTTCTAAGTCCAAGGCTGCCCATAATGGGGCTAAGTGTAAAAGGGTAGGGCAGGTTAGGTCAATTTGTTTTCGGTGGAAAACTCTTTAGACACCCTGCCCGCGCTCTCTTTGGGACATTAATTCGTCCCTTTTTTGTATATGCCAGTATGACATATCTTAGTCGAAATGACATACTATAGTTAATTCCATAGAGAAAATAACCTAGAGTTTAATTACGATGATATATCAAGGAAAAGAAAATGGACCCATTTATACTTTTATTAAAACAATTAGCCACATTAGTTTCTAATAATTCAGATACATTAACAACATTAGTTGTAGCTTTTTTAGGATATTTAGCTTATAAAAAAACTAATTTACAAACACTAGAACATAGAACTTCTTTAGCTGATAGAGTAGAGAAGATTGAAAAAGAAATACAAACACCTACCTTAAGCTATACTGACTTAAAGAAAGAAGTAGCTGAAAGATCTTCTGTCAGAGAAGTACTAAAAAAATTATTGAGCAATGCCGGGGCTAACAGAGCCTATCTCTTTAAATTCCATAACGGTACCAAATATTACACTAACAAACATCAAACTCGTTGTACTTGTGAGGTCGAAGTAGTGAGCGGAGGCACAACTCCTATTATGGCACTATATCAAAATGTACCAGTACACGGGCATCCTTTTATATTAGATAAGTTATTAGAGGGTGAAGCCGCTGTTACAAAAGTAAAGGATATACCTCAAGAATTTACTATTGAAAAAAATATGTATCAAAAAAGTGATACCAAGGCTATTGCAACTATTCCTATCCCTGATCCGGATAGCGGTTTATTAATTGGTTTTATTGGAGTATCTTGGACTACTAAACGAACTAAAAAGGGAGAGACTTTATTTCCATTTATGGAAAATGCAGCTACTGATATTCAGTCTATTATAAATTTACCTGAAGATGATAGCTAGTAATTCAAAAGCTTTCCTGCTTTTATTAGCAGGAACAGCTCTCTTTGTGGCCGGTAATGCTGCCTTTTTTAGCATCACTGGCCTTTCTCATTTTTTTGCAGGAGCATTTTGGTCTGTTATAATTATGGCTTCTTCTTTAGAACTAGGAAAATTAGTAGCAGCTAGTTTTTTATATCGTTTTTGGGATAAAATAAATACAGTATTAAAAGCTTATTTATTAATTGGAATTATAACTTTAGTAGGAATAACTTCTACAGGTATATTTGGTTTTTTATCTAAAGCTTATCAAGGATCTACATTAGAGCTAGAGCAAAGTAATTTAGAAACTAAATTTTTAGAAGAAAGGCTTGCACAGTTAAAGGAAGATAAGGTATATTTACAACAAGAATTAGAGGAACAAATAAGTACTTTGCCTCCTAATTATATTACGGCAAAGCGTAAATTAAGAGAACAATACTCTCCTCAAGTGCAAGCTTTATCTGAAGATATTATAAAGGTTACTTCTAATTTGGGAGAGTTAAAACAAAAATTACTTACTACCGGAGTTGATGTGGGACCTCTTCTATATGTGGCTAACGCCTTTGATACAACTATGGATAATGTAGCAAAATGGTTAATTTTTATTTTAATCTTTGTATTCGATCCACTTGCTTTAGCTCTTGTAATTGCGGTTAATATAGTATTAGAAGAACACCATCATACTAAGGTTTTATCTATAAATTTAGAGGATACTCCACCTAAAAAGAAGCAAAGAGGAAAAGAAATTGAATTTCAAAAAGAGGCAAAAAGTAAACCTAAATCAGGATTCCAGCCTTACTAACTATGACATATCTATCTAAAGAGGTAAATTAAAATGCCAGCATATGGACCATTAAATATAACAACTAGAGAAGAAAAAGGGTTTCCTTTATCAATTGCTGAACTTGATAGTAATTTCAAGCAGATAGCTAATTATGTAGCCAATGAGTTCACAGGAGAATTCATTGATGACAGATTAGTAGACCTTTTAGTAGATTCTAATACATCAGGAATTGATATAGATTACGATGATGATCAAGATCAATTAACTTTATCTGTTGATTTATCAGAGTTACTAGTTGAACAGTTAGTTCCATTATTCGAGGGCGGTACTGGTATTTCTGCAGAAGAAGATGCAGTAAATAATCAAGTTCTTTTAAATATAGATTTTACAGAATTTGATACAGATGATATCACTGAAGGAACCTCTAATATATTCTATACGGACGATAGAGTTGCCTCAAAATTACTAACTGATTATACTACAAGTGATGAGAAAGCTACTGCTGGAGTGGATGATGATAAGCTATTAATTTATGACAATATATCTGGTACTCTGCAAAAGATTTCTCCAAAATATGTTGGTATACAGGAAATAGCGGGCATGCAGGATCTCGGAGATATAGATTATACAGCATCAACCTTACTAGTAGCAGATGGAGATTCTTTTGAACAAATGGCTCTTGGAGGAGATGCTTCTTTAACCCTACTAGGGGATACTGCCTCTCTACAGTTAAATGCAATACGAAGCGCCGAAAATAATGAACCAGTTTTAGCCTGGGATGAAAATGATGGCGCCCAATGGAAAATGAAATCAAAAGTGGATACTAATGATACTTATCAGGATTTACCTATTGTGGGTTTCTATACAATTAGTGGCGCTGGAGCTTTACCAAGTGACGTAACTGATCTGGGCAGCGGAGTGGGATCACTTTGTCATAATGCAGATGATGGCGTACTGTGGGTAAGATTAACTTAATATAGGAACTAAGTATATGGCAATATTACCAAAATATACAACCGATTCTAAACGTAAAAAACCAGAAATATCCTTTAATAAAGAAGATTTTGAATTTCTTCTTAAAACCTTACAATCGGCAAATATTCGATTAAAAGATTTGGAACAAGCTGTTATTACTATCGGTAAACTACAGGAAACGTACAAATCAATAATCGAAGCACAGAAATAGCAGATTATCTGCAAACCTTCCCTCTAAATGATGTCAGAGAAAGTCTTCGAGGAGATTTTCTACATTATTCAGCATATCTGGGGTTTAGTGAATTAATGGAAACCAATCCCACTCCTACTCCTGGAGCAGAGGATTATAAAGCAAATACGATCCTAAAAACCATGATGCAGGACCATTTTCGTTTACAATATGAACGTGAAGAATTAATGGGTTTTGCTGCATATCAAATGGGTATTCCCGCAGAAGCAGTTTATATAGAATATGAAGGATTACCGAATAAATCTAATTTATTCTTAGTTAATCCCGATATTAAACCTGTAAAAGGAAAAGAAAAAAGTTTTATGTTAAAACTTATTAAATGTCCTAATTCTCCGGTAGCTTATAATATAGGAATCTTTAACAGAGAATTTAAAGTCACATCTTCTAATGCACCTGAGATCAGTATGATTCCTTTAGATAATGTGCAGGAATTTGACCCGACTTTTGACTTTTCTGCAAATTTACAAAGAATTATATGGGCCAGTCGTGGTATTATTCCAGGTAATCCAGATTCAGTTCCTATGAACTACATAAATATAAGTAATGTAATAGAATCAAATAAAAAAATAAGTAGACAATTTAAATGCTATATTCAAGCAACAGAGATAGAAAAAATAGCAGAAACATTTGAAAGAGTAGGAGATATTACTCTTCACAAGAATGGAGCTCAAAATCTTATAGTAAATCTTTTAGATTTACTTAGTGTTAATTTTGAAAAGGATTGGATTAAATTACCTCCAGTAAATTTATTTAGAGAAAATGCAACAAAAGGCTTGCATGTTAACTAGAAATAGTTGTAATTTTTCGTACCTAAAATAAGGAGAAACTAATGAGTTATAAAGTAAAACCTAAAAAAGATCGGCTTATAATTGTGGCCGAAAAACAAAAAGACGTTACAGATGGCGGTATTATTATACCTGAAAAATCTAAAGGACGTCCACACAAAGCAGTAGTTACTGAGATAGGTCCTGATGTTAAGGATATAGTCGTTGGAGAAAAAATAGTATTTTCTAAATACGCTGGTACAGTTGTTAATTTAGATGATGAAACATTTCTCATAATAAGAGAAGAGGATGTAATAGCCTCCTACGAATAAGCATGCCAGTACGTAAATGGACAGAAGATAAAATAGTAGATGCTATTCAGGAACTAGGACAAAGTAAATGCTATTCTACATACGTAAAGCAAACTAATGGCGCTTTATGGAAAGCGGCTCAACGTCACTTTGGTTCATGGGGAGCTGCTGTGGAAGCAGCTGGGTTTGATTATGAAACTGTAATTCGTTGGGGGCCTAGAGAAGCTCCCAACAAAGGAACTGGTGGAACTTGTACTTATCCGGGTTGTATTAAGAAACATCATGCAAATGGCCTATGTCAAGGACACGATAATATGTATAGGCATAAATTAAAACATAGTAAGACATAACTAGAATATGAGTTACATAAGAAGAGATAAACGTAAATATATTAGAAAGCCCATCTCTGGTGATAGAGTTATAGAACCTGCTGCTAAAAAAGCAGAACAGGAAGATATAACTGACATTACCTTAGTAGAAAGTCTTTATGATGATGAAGTCCGTTTAGCTCTTCTGGAGACCGCTGAGAAAGATCTAAAAGAATTGGAAGATTTGGTAGATAAAGCAATGAATGATCTAACTATCTTAATGGATCCGGGTCAAACAGCAATGGTTCAAGCAATATCTGTATTAAAAGCTGAGCCTTCCCTTTTGTTGGATGGTAAAACTATTGAAATGGCTTTAGATTTAGCTATGGATGGCTTTACACATGGGGTGGGTTTTGATCCTGTTGCAGCTGCTTTAGGATTACACGGAGCTACTGATGGTGTTCCGAATGCCCCTATTCCTACTGTATTTCAAGATTGCCAAGCTATGCAGAATTTAGAAGGCATCAGCAGTCCTAGTGATCCTAATTATGAGACTTCTAAAATAGATGATATTTCTAGGGAAGTACATCAAACTAATTCTTTAGATATTCTTGGAAAACTTTACAGAATTTTTAAATATTTTCCAGGTTTGGACATTGTTAAGTTTCTTAAAAAAATTAGAAATAGATGGGTTAGGCGACCAGTTAATAAAGCAATTCGTTGGGTAAATTGTAATATGGTAAACCCTGCGTGGTTTCTTTTATCTGGAGAAGCTAAAACCTGTTCTGAGGAAGATGAGGCAGAAGATCCTTTAGATGTAGATGAGGATACTTGGATGGATGCGGATGATATGGAAGCAACAGGCATGGACTGCCTGGAAGCAGCAGCCACTGTAATGACATATTGCGAAACCAGTCTCAGAGGTAATCAAGAAGTTAGAACCATGTTTAATGCCCGGGAACAACGAGCAGAACATGAGGCTATCAAATTTGGTACAATATGTAATAGTATTAAAAATAAGGATCATTTCGAAAATAGAATTGATAATTTATATCAATCTACAAAGAATATACCTAGGTATAAAAAACGATTTTATGACCATCGAGATGCTTTTATGGGGCAGAATGAGAAACAAAGATTTAAACTTAAATCAAAAGCTGCCTATGAGGCACAGCAACAAGGAAATTAATTATGTCATATACCGATATTTATCGACGTGAAATTTATTTGGGCGATTACCGGGTAGAATGGGCAGATCAAAAAATTATTGTGGTTTGTTCCTGCTTAAAGGCCCCAGAATTAGACATTTTCTCAGATAGTTATACTTTATGTCCGCATTGTGGAAGAAGATACTCTATTTCAGAAATAGTAAAAGTAGAATTACCCGATGATGTAATACAAGAAGCACGCGATCAAGGAGACGTGCTTGACATAATGGAGGACTAATATGGGATTTTTATCTAAAAGAATTAGGGAACTAATAAAGAAAAAGAAACGACAGAAGCAGGCAGTTATAAAGAAAACAACTTTTAAAGATGTTTCTTTTATGTCAGCAAATTCAACTGCAATAGAACTTACTGAATTTGTAAATACAAGAATTAATACTTTAACAGCGCAAGCTGGTTCAGATGAGGTAACCGTTGAAGATTTTAGTATTCAATATATTGATCGAACTGTAAAGGAAGATTATAAGAGTACAGTAGTTTATGAATCAATTAGAGTAGATAATAATGATTGGATGACTGAAAAAACAATAGAAGAAAGCGAATTAAACTCTAATAAAAACAGAGATGCATTAACATTTTATATGATAATTATAGAATATATAACAGTAAAGAGGTCTTAGTGAATAGAATAATTTTTATAACAGAAAATATTGTTTCTACTTCTGGGGAAGATACAAGAGAAAACTCCCTTATTGGAAGAGTAGCGGCACAAATAATAGAATTAAATAGCATGTCAACAGAAGATCCTATCTATGTTGTTATAGACACAGATGGGGGAAACTTAAAAACAGCCTTATCTTTGTTTGATATATTAAGATCCTCCATTGCTCCCGTACATACTTTGGGGTTGTCCGAGGTATCTTCGGCAGGTGTCCTTATTTTCCTTGCAGGGGATAAGCGTATAGCTTTTCCTCGCACACAATTTATGACACATCCCAGTACTTTAAATGTAACTGGATCTTCGTTAGATTTTAAAACAACTAGTGAAACTCTAAGCAGTCAAGGCGAAATTGTAAAGGATTTATTCAAAGATCGAGCTAATATAAGCAAAAAGAAATTTGAAAAACTTCATTCGAAGGTAAACTTTATGTGGGCTGATAGAGCTAAAAAAGAAGGTATTGTTACACAAATTGAACATAAGCTGCCCATAGAACTGATACAACATAAAACAGATAAAAACTTTGCAGAAGCAGCAATGCATTTACAAGGTTTAGCTGAAATTATAGGAATGATGCAACAATGATACCCGTTGAAAGTTACGAAGAATTACCTCAGCCCGTAAGAGCTATGGCTAAAAACTTCTATGAAGCAGATGTCAATGAGCCCGAAGTGTACGAGGTTGATATGGAAGAATACGATAACTTAGCAACTACCGATGATGTAGTTACTCAATTGCTTTTTTGGCGTAATGAGCATAAGTTCTATGCAGTAGTAGCAGGAGATGCTAAACGAAAAATACAATCTAAACATATTGTACATGATCCTTACTATAAACCATGTGCTATTCTTGCCTTTTATGAAATAGATGAAACTATGATTCCTTTATGGAATCAAAAGTATTCTAATAAAACTATTACAAAAGGTATACTGGAAATGGATGTCTAATCATTCTCTAGTAAGATATATACCTATGCGGAAAGAATTATGTTCTTTAGCTAAAAAAGGTAAATTAGATTTCTTAAAAGAATACAAAGAGATTAAAATGTTTCTTAAGTTATATAAGGATTCTGGACCTAGGTGTAATTATCTACTAAGTGTGTGTAAAGTGATAGATATGGATCCAGAAATAAAGGCACAAATAGAGGCTTTGAATGAGTAAAGATGACATAACTAATAAGGACATAGTTCCCGATAAGGTAGAAAAAGCTTTGGCTAAGATGGGTAAAGATGACCTAGTGGCCTTAGTTGATCTACCTAAAACAACAGAGATTGAAAAGATACTTGCTGCCTATCCTGAAGAGGTTAGGGAGGATATAAAGCTTAGTAGAAAGCAAGTGACAAGCTTGTTAAAGCATTCTAAGATCTCTACTTTCGGAGTAAATAATACTTTACCCATGCTGTGTCATGGCGAGGAGTGTCCAGTATATAAGACTTGTTTCTTTTATAAAGCTGGAATTGCTCCCAAGGGGGAACGCTGTCCCGATGAAATTATGTATCTAGATCAAATGATACCTCAGTTAATTACTGATATGGGTGTTGACTTAGAAAATTATTTAGAAGTAAGTATGGTACAAGAATATGCAGCAGCCTTACTCGATAAACGGAGAGCACAGAATATGATAGCTTTATATGGAGATGTAAAAGAAGTAGCAACTAGCGTTATTCAAGCCACAGGTACGGCTTTGTATACAGAGCAGGCTACTCCTTATGTAGACATAAAAGCTAGATCTTCTAAACTTTTAACACAACTAAGAAAAGAATTATTAGCAACAAGAGAACAACGTGCTAAGTATAAACTTACGGATGAAACAGATCCTTCAACAAGGGCTGCAGAAATGCGTGAGAAATTTGAAAAATTAGTTGAAATAGAGCAAGAAGAAAAAAAGATCACCGAACAGAGTCTTGACGAAGCCTTTAAAGAGGATGTGAAAAATGATAGCTAAATCTACATTAGCCGTAATGGCTGGGTTAGGAGCCGCCGGAATGGCCGGATCATGGTTAAATAGCCCCGGAAAGAGTGTAGCAAAGACTCCGGGAAGCCAAAGTATGACATCTTCAAAAGCATTTAGAGAAGCGGGTTTTTGGAGAAGACAGGCAACTGTCGCTACCTTAGGTATTACAGGACAGGGTGTTGGAGGAATTGGCGCTCTTACTGGCTATTGGGGAGAAAGACTTCCTGATATTGCTAAGTCTACTATGACTAAACCAGTCGGAGTAGGTGCAGTTACAGGTGCCGGAATTGGGCTAGCAGGTTCGTTACTAATAGGTGCTTTTTCTAAGACACCTATAGGAGGAGCAGCTCTCGCAGCAACTGGTATTGGCGCTGTAGCAGGAGCATATACAGCTCGAAAAGTTCAATTACAAGTAGTTAATGCCGCTAATACAGCAAGACGAGCAGCATACCAGAAACAAGTTCCAGGTAACCGTGCTAGAGGAGGAGGAGCAGGTTATCGTATGTGGTCAAATCAGCGCACTAAGGGTAAACCAGGGCATTTAGGTATGAGTGGAAGTTTGCCTTTTGCAATGCACAAAGCCAGACATAGGAGTACAGTATAATGCCTTTACAGACAGAAGCTAGTGTTATGAGCAAAGCTCTTACAGGCACAGGGGGAGGCCTTGCAGTGGGTGGCGCTTATATGGGAATTGAAGGCGCTACAGGTGTAAATCCTCTAAGCCTGATGCCTACCCCGTGGACAGGTGCTATGTATGGTGGGTTTATCTTTAATCCACTTACAGCAGCTAAAATGGCCAAGCAGGGTATTTTTGGTGCTGGAGGTGACTTTGTTGGAAAAGTTAATAAAATTCCTAAAGGTTTAGCAAAAGGATATTACACTACGCCTAACTTATTCGGGGACGGCGGAAGAATGTATAAAGCAGGTACCGCAGCAACTACTCGTTTTGGGGGAATGCTTGGTTATAAAACTTTGCTCCTAGGTATGGGAGAAGGCGCTGGTATGGGAGCTAGAGCTTCTATTGGCAACGTTATGCTTTCCGGTATACAAGCTTTAGGACAGGGTATTTCTGCTAAAAGCACTGACTGGGCAAAATATGAATTTGTACAGACTATGTCTAATGCTAGAAGTTTGGGATTAGCAGGAATGGCAAACTTGTCCGAAAAGAGTGTAGGCTCCACAGTTGGTAAAGATTTAATAGCAAGCAAGCTATACAAAATGGGAGGAGTAGACGTGGCCGGTGCTAAAGTTATAGAGTCTGGGGTAAAAGGAAAAACTACAGTTAATATTACAAAAGATATGATGAAAAAGGGATTACAAGTAGGTGCTACAAGCGGAGGTGCTCGTTTATTTACAGCAGCTTTAGGATTATACTCTACATATGCCTGGTTTGAATTATTTGGAGGTATAGCAAAGGCAGCAGGAAGTATTGCTGTAGAAGGAGTAGGAGAAGCAGCTAGATCTTTTTTTCAATATGTAAAAGAAATTCAACGTCCAGAGTTTGGAAGAGGACGTTTACATATGGCTATGGCATCTGCTGGAGCTGCAACAGAAAGGCAACGAGCAGTCCGAGCTACGTATGGTAATAAAATTAATCCAACAAATAGATTAATGGGTACAGAAGCAATGTACCATCATTCAAGATAATAGGAATAGTTATGGTAAAAGTTACACCTAAACATGAAAACGAATCTGTAGAGGGAATGCTTCGCAGATTTAAGAAAAAAGTCGATCAATCAGGAGTTATGCAAGAACTTTGGCACAGAAGATTTTATATAAAACCAAGTCTAAGGCACAAATTCAAAAAAGTAAAACCCTGGTCTTAGGCCAAGGTCAACTTTTAATGCTCGCTTCAGGTGAAATAGTTTCCATAGAAGATCTTGGAAACTATTCTCCTTATCCATCCATCATAGCCTGGAAAGATGAATTTACATTTAATCGTATTGTATCTATTAAAAAAGTTAAAGAAAATATTATGCATTTACGATCATCTCATGGTAGAAATTTATATTGCGGGAAAGATACAAAATTAACTCGCGGACCTCTTTGCAAAGAAGAGTACTTAACAGCGCAATCACTTAAAGAATATCCAGAAACTTTTAGAGGCTCTCCTAGGGAAGTTAATGCATGTGCTTTTAGGCATCTGCCCTTTTTTGGAACGTGGTCTCCTTCTAAACTATATTTAGATAGCCTAGGTAGTTCAATAATACGTGTTAATAATAGTCGTCCTAACTACTACACAAAACAATGGGTACCCGCGGCTTTAACAAAATTAAGTCAAAGCGCCTTAACCTATATACTAGACAAATTTATTTTACCCTTACAAACATTAAAACACTTAACCACGGATAGTAAAGATATAATGATACAAACACTTAGTAAACTCTTTATACCTTTTGATGGACAAGTCAAAGGACATAAAGCTGTACAAGGATGCGGTACTATTAAATTACCTGAAATATGTAAAGAGCTACCGGTGCTAAAAAAGGAAAGTATGCGTTTTGTAGAAGATACAGAGCAAACAGCTTTCATGCTTACTTTTGAAAATAATTCATCTCCCATAATTAGCGGATTACTTATATGTCTGAACAAATAGAAAAACCTATATTAGACGATGAACAATTACTAGAAGCTAAGATTTTGGCAGACCCAGTTTACTTTGCTGAAATATATTTACGATCTCCCTCTAATCCCAATGAACCCCTAGAATTACGCTCCTACCAGAAGAAGATATTAAGAGATAGAGCCTCTAAAAGAATTCTTAGAATTGGCCGTCGTGTTGGTAAATCTGTAACTATAGCTGTAGAAGCTATTTGGAAAGCTTATACTAATAAATATAGGGAGATTCTTATAGTTGCAGGCTATGATTCGCAGGTTCAAACTGTGTTTAATCTTATTAAGAACATGGTTAATGAATCTCCTGAAGTTTCCAAATCAATTGAGGGAACTAGAATGCGTCCTTACGAAATAAAATTTAAGAATAATTCTATTATTATGGGTTTTGTTGGAAATAATGCTGTTCGTGGTAAATGTCTTCCCGGCGATACTTTAGTAGTGATGGCGGATGGAATAACATTAAAAGAAATTAAAGATATAAAAGAAGGTGATAAAGTTTTATCAGTAGACACGGAACTGACTGATAATAACGCTCGAGTTGGTACTGTTTCATCTATACACGATAACGGAATAAAAGATATATATGCTATTGAAAGCAGTAGTGAGCGCAGATTACATTTAACAGAAAACCATAAAGTTATGGCAATGTATAGAGGATGGATAGAGGCTAAAGATTTAAATACTGAGGAGGACCAGGGTAGTAAATCAGATTTTATAGCAACAGTACATCCTAATGGAAAAGCTTATTGGACAAGAGTTCAGAAATTTCATAAAATTGGAAAAGCAAAAACATATGATCTTACAATTGACAAATATCATAATTTTATAGCCTTTAATCAAATTCCAAATTCTAGCGGTGCCGTAGTTACCCCTTATGGAGCAGATGCATTATCTTCTTTTAAAATAGATGGCTTACACTCCGGAGGATTTCTTGTACATAACTCAGCTAGTGACTTATACATTGATGAGGTAGATTCTATTCCTAATGCCTTATTGGTAGAAGCAGTTCTTCCTATTGAGCAATCTTACACACATACTTCAATTACTGTGTCGGGTACTCCTACAGGTAAACGCGAATACTTTTATAATGTCAGTAAACATAAAGACGAAATGGGCTTTTCGGAGTGGCATATGCCTTCCAATGTTTCTCCCCAGTGGAGTGAAGAAAAAGCTAAACAAATTAGAATGGTTACTTCAGAGAGTCAATATCTTCATGAGTATATGGCAGAGTTTGGATCGATGGCTGAAGGTGTCTTTAAAAATCATTTTATTGATCAAAATTTATATGTCTATAGTTATAGTAGTTTGAAAGTAAATCCTAATAACTATTATATATTAGGGGTTGATTGGAATGAATCTCAGTTTGGAGTACAAGCAGTAATACTTGAATATATGAATGACACAGAACACCTGCTACCCTATAATGGAGGAGAATGGAAAGATATCAACGGCGAGCCTAACAATCGAATTGAAAAGTCAGGCCTATTACGTGTATTCTATGCAGACGCTATTGATCCCGCTTCTTACACCAATATGGGTTCCGTTGACTTTATTTTAAAATTGATGAAAAAGATTCCTTTTAAATTAATGGCTTTTGATAAAGGACACGGGGAAGCTAATTATGAAATGTTACGTTTATCCTTAGAAAATGGAGTAGGCCCGATGGGGACATCATGTGCTGGTATGAAAAATTTTCTAAATAATATGATATCAGTTGACATGGGAGGATCTACTGAAATTATTGATAAAATAACCGGAACTTCTACTAAAGCACCCACAAAAAATGTTATGGTGAAGAATGCCCAGTTAATGAATGAAAGTGGATTATTAGCTATTCCTGCGTGTGATTTAAAAGGTGGAATAGTTGAAGATGAGGAGCAAAAATTAATAGGACAAATGAGGGGTTATGTAGTAGAGCGAATTGGTAAGCAGGGAGAAGTGTATGCATCCACAGTTCGTGATGGCTTAGATCATAGATTAGATGCTATGATGCTAGGTATCTATGCTTATACAATGGACACCTCAGTATTTCATAAAAGAGACTCTGATTTAGCTGCAGAAAATGTAGAAGGATTTGAAGGAATTTCTGCAGTAAAACCCGGATGGAGAAGTGTGGAACAGAAAACTTTTAGACCAGAGGTACAACAACGGGATGACATGACTATATATAACCACGGGTCTATTTCACGCGGCGAACCTGAGGAATATGAATTAGATGGAAAGGGTAAACCTGTTCCTATAAAACAAAGAACTTTATTTAATCGTTCAGGTTTCAAACATACATCTAGATCAATTGTTAAACCAAAACGCAGGAGATTTTAATGCCATCAGATATGGAACAACTAGCTCAAAGCTATTTGGACACATTACAAGAGAACACCGATGAAGCTGTAGACGAAGCTAAAGCAAAAGCTGAAGCAGAGTTACAAGCAACTGTTGATATTCTGATGCATAAAGGCGAGGCTATGACAGCTAAGCCGGATATAATTACTGCCACATCTCATCCTATTTTGAAACTTGAATCTATCTTAAAAAATGCTCTTGCATATAAAGTAGGTGACTGGGGACGTGATCCTAAGATTAAAACTAAGGGAGGTAGTGATTATTTTGAAATAAGGTATGGACAATTTCGCGAATTGGCAGCCAATGATTCAAATAAAATTATTATTGAAGATTATCCCGGTGATGATCCTTTAAGAATTCCCAGTGGCGGTCTGAAAAAAGCATCAAAGGAAAATGGCATAATTTATAGTAAAGATGCTAATTTTTGGATAGGACCTACTAAAGCTACTTTATTTTCCGTCTTTGATAAAGATACTTCTTACGACAATGTTAGTGGTAATAAAAAACAAACGGCTGTTTTTACCATGGCTGTTAGCTCTATAAAGTTAGAACCTAAAGAAGGAGAGCATGAGGATTTATGGAAGAATGGTGGAAAACTTATAATAGAGTTCTATAATAAACCTGGAAAAGGTTCTTCTTTCCCGAGTCCAGACTTTAAACAATATGTACCATTAGAAGTTTCAGATAATCAGTATGACGAAGCCCCTCTTCTCTTAGGCCATTATGTTGATCCTACAAAGCCCAGTGTTGACGATATGATGAGTAACCTCTTAGGAGGGTTTTCTTATGATGTAGGTAATGGGGTACTAAATACTGCGGCAGACACTACTAATGGATTCTTGCAAATAGCGCAGGACACTGCTGTTGATGTTCAATTTTATTGTTGTATTTTTTATGAAATTATGAAAAATCAACCAGAACTTTTAGATTATTTAGCAGAGCATGAACTTGATCCTAATAACCTCTCTCCGGCTAAAATATGGTTACTTGAGCAAGAGCAAAAAGTTTTGACAAAAATAAAACCAATGCTTACTGGTAATATATCAAAATTAGAAAGCGGAATATCTCAGTTAGAAGTGGCCAGTGATTTTATTAATGCATTAGATGAAACTAGCACCTCTAGCAAAATTGAAAAAAAGATTTTAGATTCGATTGTAGATATGTATTTAGGGGGCGGAGAATGGTCACTTGCTACCATGACTTCGGCTTTAAATAAACTTGAAAAAAGACTTGAAAAGATTCTAGAAGAAATTGTATATTACAAAGAGAATCCAATGTCATTGGAAGACTTCTTATCAGAGCAAAAGGCATGGCTAGACGATGTTAAAAGTATTGCACAAATATTATTAGTATTATTAGAAACAAAACACGGTAAAGTTGGTTTACCGGCTTTAGGTTTTAATATGATTGAATTAACTACCAATAGTGTTCAATTAATTTTAATGACAATGGTAGACGTTATTAGAGAACATCTAATGACTCAATCGGTTAAATGGGTGGCTGACCGTAAGAAGGAATGGGAGGAAGAGGCTGATAAACAAGCCGCTGCCCAAGGACATTGCTTTGATACGGATGGACGTTATTTAACTGAATTTGGAGATAAAGAAACATGTGAAACTAATGGTGGTATCTGGAAACCTGGTAGTACTTATTATTCTGCTGCCGTAAAATGTTTACCTTGGGAAAAAGTTTTAATTATGTTAATAACTTCTATTTTCGGAAAAGATGGTTTCTTTAAATCCGTTCAGGCCTTTATTCAGCGTATAAAAAATATGATGCTTTTAAAACAGAAAAATAAAGCTATTAATGAAGCATGGAACAGTGATGATAAAGAAGTTGAAGAAAGTAGACTAGTACCCATGCTTAAAGGATTAATTAATATGATTGATTGGTTATTAGCTTTAAATGCTGATGGTATTCTTATTTGTAATAAATATAAAAATAAAGATAAATCTAATTCTGAGCTTGATAAAGATGGAACTAGCCAAGAAACTACAATGCAAACAGGAAATGGCGAGGGTACCTATACTACAGGTACCGGTGTAAATGTCTCAGGAAATACAGGTTCACAAAATATAACTAATGTTAGCAGCGGTGGGGCAGGAAATTTTCTAACTTCTATGCCAACGGGGAATAAGATTGACATAACTAATAATGACATAGACCCTATTGGTTTATTAGTTTTACAAGAAGATGCAGAGGTACAAAAATTTATGATGCAATACATGGGACTTTCTTCCGAGGAAGCTTCTGATGCTATTCAAGGATCCAAGAAAGGCGAGTGTCTAAAGAGCATGTCTTCTGATGATATACAGGAACTTCAATCAATATTAAATAAAGCAGGAACAGATTTATAATGGCCAAACGAACATTTTTCTCTTTTTTAAGAAGAGAACCTAAAGAAACTCTAGAAGATAAGATCGAACATGTCTTAAAAAAGAGAAATCAAACTGTTGAGCAAGATTCTTTACCTTTAAAACAAGTAAAGGATGCGCGTTCCTCTAGTTTATCAAGTATTCTTAAAACATTAAAATCAAACGTACTTAGCGCTTTTAAAGGAGGACAAAGAGGAATCTTTCGTGCTCCGGAGTGGGATATGGCTAAAGTTCAACTTGCTTTCACTAATGAATCAATGTTTAGACGTGCTATTGAAAAATACGTAGAACAGATTCGTAAGCAAAAATGGGAATTTATAGGAAATAATCCTAACACTGTTAAATATATTAGAAAACGTTTTGATCAAATTGCTACAGTACAGAATAAACCTACTGATGATTTTTTAGATGAAATTGCTTTTAATATCGTATTATATAATAATGTAGTTATTATTAAACGCCGTAATAGAAAAGCATCTGGGGGTAAACCTCGTAAAACTTTTGATGGATATCAACGTGTACCTGTTGCCGGTTATAATGTTGTAGATTTAACAAGCATAGAGGTTGATAAAGATGATTTTGGTAATGTTAGAAAATGGAGACAATTGCCGACCACAGCTAGTACTACTGCTAGTTTAATTTCTAGACTGGGCCAGAAAGAGGAGATAAAAACTCCAGAATGGCCACCTCATAATGTTATCCATGTTAAAGATCGAGGATCATCTCCATCGCAATATTTCTTTGCAATGCCTATGTCAATACCAGTTTTAGCAGACATGGAAGCTCTACGAGAATTAGAAGAATTATCTTTATTAGAATCTATTAAGGTAGCAGTCCCAAAAATACATGCTAAGGTAGGCTCAAAGGAACAGCCCGGTACACAGGAACAAGTAGATGATTTAGCTTCTACTATTCGTAATATTACTGGGGATGGTATATTAGTTACAACTGAACGAGTTAGTTTAGATGATGTTGCAAAAGCTACACAAGCTAATAATATTTTAACAGCCTCTATATCTTATTTCAGAGCTCGTGTAATGGCCGGGTTAGGAATGTCAGGAATAGCAATGGGTGATGGATCTACTGCAAATAGATCTACCGCACAAACTTTAAGTGCAGAAATGCAAAGTACTTCTGCTAAATTTCAAAGAATTATTAAAAATGCTATAGAATTTTATATAATCAGAGAACTACTTTATGAAGTAGGTTACTCAGAGTTCACACTAGACGATGACAACATGGTATATTTATCTATTCCAGAAATCGATCTAGCTGAGAAAATTAGAAGAGAAGCTCATTATCTTAACCTATATAATAATAATACAATCACAGAAGACGAGCTTAGAAAAGAACTAGGTAGAGATATCCTAAGTGATGCAGAGAGGGAGGGACTATACATTAGTAAAATCCAAATACCTTTAGCAAAAGCAACTGCAGCGGTACAGACTAACGCGGCAGAAAACACTGCGGAGAATAATGCTAGACCTAGTAACCAACATGGTACTCAATTAGCAAAACCAAATGTATCTAAAGATTATTACATAAAATTATGGGATACTTGCTTAAAAGCTGACTCTAAAGAGGACCTTTACAGGATCCTAAGCGGGTCTAAGTTAGAGACGTATGACATAACTCTACTAAAGATGCTAGTGTCAGAGTACCTAAGAGACAACAAATTACCAGATGCAGTAAATTCAATATTTACAGCACTCGAAGCTGATATAACCAAGGAGTAAGAATGAATAAAAAGTATCTAGATTTTAGGTGTCCCGCGTGTGGCGCCTTGCTTTGTAAATACAAAGACGGTGAAAATCCTTATGCGGTAGAAATTAAATGCCAAAAGCGAGGATGTTCTCATATAAACGTAAAAGCAAACTGTGTTCCAATAAACTTAGTGGAACTACGTTGTCAGGAATTAGACGAAAAGAAGTCTGAAAGATGGGGCGCACCCACACTATGTAATAAATTACTTGCAAAAATTGTTCCTGGAACAGATGTCGAAGTGAAGTGTCCTAGATGTAAAAAGATGACACGTAGCGTTGATCAATTTCCGGAACTTTTGTCGGAGGACACTTATGAGTAAACTATTAAAAAATGATTTCAGAGACGAAACTACTAGTGATTTTTCGAGTGTTTCGTATACTCCTAGCGGAGCAATTCCGGAATCTCTATTAATAACTGTTGATGCAACGCATGCCGGTTATGTTAATAGAAATGGTTTTTGTTATGATTCAGGCGCAATGTCTTATGCTGTTTCCCAGGATGTGTGGATTAAACCTTTTGAAAAACCATTACTAAAAAATCACGATATGGAGAGCGAACCTCTTGGAAGAGTTTCTGCTTCTCGTTATATTAAAACATCCGAAGCTGAGGGCTTTACCCAATTAGACGTTAAAGTTACTGACAAGGAAGCTATTCAAAAAATTATAGATGGACGATACTTAACTGTATCTACTCATGGAGCTCCTATGGAAGATGCTCCTGCTGAGCTACAATATGTCAAATGTTCTATTTGTGGAACTAATATTTTGACTGCCGATGAATGGTGCGGTCATATGCGTGGAAATGTTTACGAAAATGAAAAAACTGGTAAAGAAGAAAAGTGCTTCTGGACTATAGGAGCCATGGACTATAAAGAAGTTTCGATCGTAAACGCTCCCGCAGATTATCGCTCTGAAGAAGGTGCTGCTCAAATTGTTTCATATAGTATGATGGATGGTGAAAAACCCCTTCCGTATCATACAGAAGATAAGCACAGAGAAGCATTAGTATTTTCTGACTCGGAAGTGGAGTATGCCACATCTGATAATATGGAAATTGAAAGTGTTGCTAACTCTATTCTCTGGGAAGCTGTAGATCATGATAAAGAAGCGTATATAGCAGCTAAAGGCTTAGTATATGTAAATACAGATAAAGAATCAGAGGATAATGAGAATAAACAAAAATTAAAAGGTGATAAGCCTGAGAATCCCCCAGTCAAACCTACGATGGAAGATATTCTTACAAAGTATGATAGCTGGGAAGATCAAATTACAAAATATATAGAACAGTTAGGTAACTGGGATGGATTATCTCCAGAAGACCAACAAGAAATTTTAGTATATACTGAAGCTACTTTTAAGGATAATCTTGAAACAGCTAAGGAACTTGCTAAAGAAACCGAAAAACAAGAACAGATTGATTCTGTTTTAAAGTCACTAGAACTTATCCAATAGAATTTAATACGAGGAAATATCAAAATGAAATTCGATGATTCTATTTTAGAAAACTTATCAGAAATGCTAGAAGATGCTTCTGCTGAAAAGCTAGAAAGAGTACGCCTTCTTATTGAGAAGAATACAAAAGTTTCTCAAGAAGTTAAAGACGGCTTTTTTGCAGCTATTGACTCTATCGAACCAGTAGAAGAAAATTCTGAAAATGATGATAATAAAGATGTTCCGGAAGATCTTGTCGAAGCTTTAGCAGTTGATGGCATGGCTGAGTATATTGCTTCTGTAAAAGAAGAAGCCTATAATAAAGGCCTTGAAAATGCAAAGCCGACAGCAGAAGAGGAAGATGAAGCTGAAGAGGAAGAAGAAAAAGATCCTGAAGATGAAGAATCTAAAGAAGAAGCTGAGGCCGAAGAATCTGAAGAAGAGGAAGCTGAAGAAGAAGAAGAAGCTACTGAAACCGAAGATTCTGAAGAAGATAAATCTACGGAAGAAGAAGAACGAGTTCGCGAAGTATTAGTCGATTCAATCGTACAAAATGCTGTAGCACTGCGTTGTTCAGAAATTAACCTAGAAGATATCGGGAATTCCAGTAAGGAGTATAAAGAATCCTTAATAGAGAAAAATCTCGATGAACTCAAAACAATATTCAGAGACCTCTCTCACAAAATGACGGAGACTTTTGTAGAAGCTCCAACAGAGAGTCTGGATGACGAAACACTCTCAGAGGACAAACCTGATGGTTTGGACAAAGAAGAAGACAATGAAGGCGCCATGAGCGACGCACGAAAAGTTATCAGATCTTATCTGAAACGTAAATAGGAGATAAATAAAAATGGCTAACAAAATTAATTTTAGCGCACAGGGTGCTCCATCAAGAGACTTGAAGAGAGCCCCTTCGAAATATCAAAAATCCCCAGGTAGACCTAATATCAGTCAATCTGATGGGATCCGTCCTGCTTTTCCTTTAATGCCTTATAAGCATTTAGAAGAAAGTTTTTTGGACGTTAACACTGAAGACTGGGTTGTAATACCTAAAGGACGTATCGTATCTGCGATCACATCTAATGATGGTGATCTCGGTGATGGTCTGGACTACTATGGTGTACCTAAAGGAATTATGGGACTGATGGTTCCAGCTAACGGTGGAGTTGCTAAAGAAGTAACATCACCTGTAGATGCTGCTACTAAAACTATTCCCGCAAACGCACCAATTGGTGTTGCAGAACATGACGTATACCAAGACCTCAGAGGCGAATACTTAAACTATGACATGAGAAGTAAAAACTACGGCGTATTAAGTCGTCAGTTAATTAAACTTCCTTGCGTTGATCTTACTGCATTAGATGCTTTTACTGGTATGGCTG